AAACGCCTTGACCATCAAGGCCCTTATTCCATCCATCATTCCAAAGAGAAGCAGTCTTTGCTACAACAGATGGCAGCTTCTTCATTACAATGGTACAATTCTTACAAACAATTTCTTTAGAGCAATCTCTCATGTGTAAAAATAATTCTTCATATCCGCCACACTGTGGACACTTATATTCATAAATTGGCATTTTTTATGCTCCTCTTAGACTTTGTGCTAGTGCCTCTGCACCGCTTATATTCGATTCTACGCCGCCCTCTATGTTGGCTACATCTGCGGCTGAAGGAGAAGGAACAGCGCCTTGTGGAGCCACTGGAGCGGCTGGAATAGCCTCTAGGAAGGTCTTGGGTAACTCGTATGCTCTGATGATTTCTTCTTTTATTTTTTCTGGTGGTACGCCTAGACCTTGTAGTGTTGGTAGTAAACTTAAAAGATTTTGTTTTCTTATTGCATCTGATAGTGGAGTGCTTCCCTGGTCTAATGCGTTTACACGGAACTTGCCTTCCAAATCTGCTGGTGTAATTACTTTGCCTTCGCCTTCTACATTTAGTACGGCTTTTTCACCATCTTCTGCAAGTAGAACCAATGTTCTTAAATAAACAATAATTATATTTTCCATTGAGTTATCACGTTCTCTTGCTAACTTACCAATTTCAGAAGCAGAATACTGAGCCAATGCTGTAATTTCTGTGGCAGTAGCTTTGGTTGCTTCTCCTCTAGCAAATGGAGCAAGTGAAGATCCTCTATTAATATCTGACTCGATTGCGCCAAGATATCTATCAAAGTTAGATGAGATTGGCTCAACACCAATTGGCATTATAATTCCTGACAAGGTATCTGAATCTACGCCTATCATAGCACCGTCAACACCAGCAGTAATCTTAGCTAAAGCTTCTTCATCAACCATACCTTCTCTATAAAGGTATTGTCTGCTGTCTCTTCTAACTGCGTTTGCCCAGTATGTTCTTAAAATATTTTTTTCATAAAACTGGTCGTAAAGTCTTGCTAGTGAAGATAAACCTTCCATTGGTTTAGATGGTGACCTGCTGTAAAAGAGAGGAACGATTGGAGCAAGTGGCTGATCATTATATGTTCTAACAGGAATTTCTGAGCGTAAAATTATTCCATCACCATTCTTGTAGGATGGTGACCAGTAATAAACTTCATTGTGTAGAAGATCGTATAGCTCAACAATTTCTATGTAAAGATAATCATCTGGTAAATCGTTATAGTCTTGCTTTGTGTAGCTTACTGGACCGCCGCCTTCATCAAAGTAATTTTCTTTAGGTACAGCAACAAACTTTTTTGCACCAAATTTTCTTTTTGCTTCTACCATGTTTAGATAGTAAGTGTGTCCAATAAATCTTTGATCAGAAATAGCTGTTGCATCTCTGTCTAAGATTACTTCCCAACAAGGGATTGCTCTTATTGTTACTTTATCTAGCATTTCATCTGATTCAACTGGGCTCAATTTAAGCGCAGAAAACTGATAAATAAGTGCTAGTCTGCTAGCAATCTCTAGCTGCTCTCTCTGATTATAAAGAAATCTATTTGCTGCTGCTTGAGCTAGCTTTGGATCTCCACCAGTAGCAGCAATATCTGCACCAATAACAACAGATGGTGTCTTAGAAAAAAGAGAAGAAATATAGCTTTCTATAAAACCATATGCATCTGCAGTCTCAACTCTAATCATTGTTGCATCGTATTCTTCTTCCTTCCAGAATTTAGACTCGTATGCATTTTTATATTTTTTTAATTCTCCAGCCTTCCCTTTCCAATATTCTTTGTGGTCGGTGAAGATAATTCTTATAAATTTCTGTATGTCGTCGTTATTTCTAGCCATATTTCCGCGTCCTCATAATAGTGTATTAGTCAAGTGGTTAATAGCGTCTTTTTTGTCCTATAGCAGCACCTGTATTTTGTATTGTTCTTGATACCTGCTTTGCACCAATCCAGTTTGGTAGGAATGGTTTTACTTTTAATGTAACAGATTTTAAGCAAACATAAGATAATGCCATTGCTAAAGCAGAGTCAGCATGTGAATCCATATTATCTGGAATCTCTACAGATCCTTTATCTGTTAACTGTAGGGCCCTTAGCTCTTGATAAGTAATCATATCTATTGTTCTGATATAACCATCCTGGATTACTCCTTTTAAATTTTCAAACATTTCAGTTTTTGATTTAGATGTAGTTAACCAGTCTTTACCATCTTGCTGCCAAATATTATAGTATCCAAGATGTCTTAATTCATTTAGAACAACGTTACCAAAGTTGTTAGATTCTACCAAAACAAGTGCTTTATTATAATCTGTAGCAATTTCTTGTATTCGTTTAGCTAGTCCAGTTGGCACAATTAATTTAGATCTATAAATGGCAACGCAATTATATGTTTTTTTACTAACAACATAAATTACAGAATAGTCTCTATTCACACCAGCAGCAACGTCAACGCCAATTGAGTAAGCGTCATCTTTATCTGGCCTACAAAATACATTCCATTCTATTGGCTCTACAGGAAAAATATCTAACTCGCCAAAGTCTTCTTGCTTAAAATAAACATTTCCTGTCTGACTGTAGGCATCATCAATATCTGCAGGAAATTCTCTTTTAAATTTATCTAATCCAATTTTTGATATTTTTTCTCTGCGCCAAGCTATTTGTGAAATAGACAAATTAAACTTTTTTGCTAGCTCTTCTTCCCATTCTGTTAGTTTAAATCCGGCATCAGGCTCTATGCTATATTCTTTGTGTAAAAACCAAGGAAAGAAAAGTGCATTCCATTTTGCTTCGCCTCTTAGCCACTTTACCCACTCTTGATGTAGAGCATCATTAAAATAATTTGCTGTGCTTTCTATTACAAGCTGTCCATTGTTTAAAGCATTTAGTGCCGTTGCTTTTAATTCTTCTGGATTTGGTGAGAACGCATACTCAGACATATGAAGATAAGAACATGTAAATGAACGGATACCACCTTCAGCACCGGCAGACACAGCTATTATTTTTGCGCCAGAATCCTTAAACTTTAACTCTGTTGTGTTGCTTACTTCCAATTCTTTTTGTAGGAATTTTGGAAGGTTATCATAGAATATTTTGTGCATTGTCAACAGATGCTTAGAGCTTGCTAACTTATGTGAAAGAATAGCAAATGTGGTTGGTTCTTTGCTAACATAAGTCTTCCAAAAAAAATAAGCAGCAACAATCGTGCTACTTCCAATCTGACGACCTTTAAGGATCAAGGTCTCTCCGCCAGTTTCCAAGGCTTTTATTATTTCTATTTGTTCATTATTTGGTTGTAGCTGAATTAACTTGCCAGCTTTATCTATAATTTTTAGCCGCTTAATAAATTCAACAGGATTAGACAAAACCCTTTCTAGTTCTGCTTTAGTTTTTGCCATCATCAATTCTCCAATGAGCCATTCAAATATTCTTGTAGCATATCATCTAAAGCTTCTTCTTCAGAAACAGTTGGTTTTAACTCTTCAACAACGGTTTTAGAAAACTTGTCAACCATTTTATTTACTTCTTCTAGCTTGGCTTCACCGGCAACATACTGATTAATAGTGTGTTGCAAGGCCAACTTTAGGCCGCTATTTCCATTTGCGGCTCTAACCCATTTTCTTAACTTTACTATATAATTTACCGGCCTAGGCATCTTTACTCCATGTAGTAATGGTACATTTTTGGTACATGCTACATAGTAGTACTAAAAGTAAAGTAGAACTTTTTACATCAATTTTTTTATTTCTATAATAGCTCTTTTTAATTCTTGATGCATAAATTGTTTAGTTACTTTTCTAGATTTACCCATCTGTTCTAAAGTCATTCCTTCAAAGAAATATTCCAACAAAAGATTCTTATATCTATCCGGCAAAGATTCAATTGCAGCCCAAACATTTAAGTCAGGCTCTTCTTTGGCTGTACCGTCTATTATTTCAATGATCTTATTTTCAGGGTTTTCTATATTATTACGATCAAGAATATAATTATCAAATCCTACAGATGCATATCTCCAGGCGTCCGATGAAATTGACTTTACAGACTTGATTCTTTTTGTTGG